CCACTGTGTCCATGTCCATGTCTCCGTCGAGTACGATGTGATGATGCCATCTGCCTTTGTCTCCCTGCTCCGTAACATACACATACCGAGCGTTCGGAAGACCTCTCTTCTTTCTCTGGTAGTTCAGGCGGCGGATGTAGTTCTGCATATGGCTCTTCGCCACTTTCATGCTTGCAGGTGTGTACTCTGCTGAATAGGTGAACGTGGCCCATATGTCTCTGTCACCAAAGTTCTCATTGATGACCCTCTCACACTGCTTCCTGCTGTTCTTCTCATTCAGGTTCCTCTGTGCCTGTCTATCCTTCTTCCTTCTGCCCTCCTCTGGAATCTCTTCGACTCTCTTTCTGGTGAACTCTGGATATATCTCGACTTCCAACTGCTCCCCTGCTTTGATCTCCTTTGTGGCATACACATACTTGATCTTCTTTCCATCCATCATCCTCTTGATGATGTCCTCTTCCAGATTCTCAATCTGTTTCTGATATGCCTCTTCATAGTCATACTCTACATAGACATTCTTCTTTCTCCGTCTCCTGCTCTGCTCCATCCTGAATCACCTCTGTCACTTCTCTTTATCGTTGAAGTGTTACTATCCATTACAAGTCCGCCGAACCGCTTCTGGACGCTTGTTTTGATTGACTTTTCAGGCCGTTCGCAGTACAATAATACCGAGATGTGTGTTGACCTGAACGTCAACGAATCGCCTTCGGAAGCCTGCAAGCAATTCCGAAGGCTTTTTCATTTCATGCACTTCTTTTCTCTTCTCTATCTGTCTTTTTGGTTACACTTGTCAATTTCACCTTTGCTGAATCCTCCCGGCTGTTGACGATCATTGCGATCGCAGCGAATACCTTCAGCGCATCCGGTTGTGTTCTTACTGCCATGTTGATTCCTCCTTCATTGCTTTATCACTCTGCACCGATGTAGTTCAGAACTTTCTCGATCATCAGGTCATAGAACTCTTCAATCACATCCTGAAGAACAAATCCTCTGTTGTCTGTGTCTGTCACGCTTATTTCGTCCCAGTCTCCTTCCATTCCGAGCTGTTCTCTCATCTCCTCGAATGTTTCCTGAACGATCTCCTGTGTTCCAGAATACTCGCATCCTCTCGACAGTTCTTCTCTCAGTCTTTCGTCCGCTCTGATTCTTCTTTCCTCATCGCTTCTCACTCGTCTTCTTGCCATATTGCGTTCGCCTCCTTTTTGCAATCTCTTTCCATGTAATAGTCATACAGGAACTCTTTCTGTGCCTTTGTGTACTCTTTGACCGGATTCTTTGTCGGAAAAGCAATTCCTCGACTCGGATTGTGTAAGAGAACCCACCCTCTTTCGACGAGCCAGTCTCCTGCTCCGATCAGGCCGACATTGCATTTTGTCTGCAAGTCAATGTCTCCGTTCATTGCTTCCTCCGGGAATTTTTCGCTCATGTAATTCTGCGCCCATTCCTGATGTGCTCCCCATTCCGCTCCATGAAAAGTTCCGTCCGGCTCTAACCATCCATAATCCTCTGTGGTGTGATTTTCTTCATCCATCATTCGTTTCATGAAACTGTCGAGCGAATCCTGCTGTCTATCCTCCGCAGTCTCTTCTCCGAGTTCCTTTCTGATTTCTCTCTGTGTACTTTCCGATATGTGATCCATTGCTACGTCCCACCGTTCAATCATCCTCCGCAGGTCCTTCTCTGCTTTCTTCCGCCTTTCGACTTCTTTCCAGATGTTCATGCTCTGCGGCATCTGCTCTTCTTCTCCCGGTTCGTATGTTTCGAGATGATATGTACCTGCTGCCGTGCTCCCCTTCAGAGCGGCGCGTCCGAGCAGAATGTCTTCTGCATATCTCCTGATCTGTGCCTCCGGTGTATCTGTCCCGGTCATGCTGTCCATCAGAATCTCAATGACTTTCTCGTGGCTCTTTTCTCCGGTGTAAAACCATTCTCTCGCAAGCTGCGTGATGAACTCTCCGTGAATGTCGAATGAAATTCTTCTCACTATTGGTCCGTTGCTCACCTTTGTTCCTCCTTTCTGTGCTATCCGAGTTTTCTTGCCATCGCTTCGATGACAGTCACTGTCACTCCGTTTCCTGCCTGCTTGTATAGCTGACTGTCTGAATTGACGAACTCTGCTTTCTCAAAATAGTCATCCGTCCATCCTTGCAGTCTGAAACATTCCTTCGGTGTCAGTTTCCTGATTGCTATGTAGCATTGATATTTTTCATACCAGACCGCATATACAACCAGTTCTTCCGATACCTGAACGAAGATTCCCTGATTGCAACTCGTGTCGAGTGTGTTGGCGATTTCTTGTCCGACTCTTCCTCTTCTTGTCTTGCTGTTTGGCATTGAGAAGTTCACGCTGTCAATTCCCACTCTGCGTTCTGCATAACCTTGTTTCGTTGCTTCTTTGACTTCAATCGCAATTCCGTGCCGGTCCTGTCCTGTCAGTGTGAACATTGGTTCTCCATCTTCTTTGAACCTTCTTCCGTTCTGACGTTTCTCTGCCCTGTCTGGTGTTAATACCGGAATAGCGATTCCGCTATCTTGCCCTGCATGGTTCGATGCTCCTTTGTAATATCTTGCCTTCAGGCATCGTGCCTGCTCCGTCATCTTCGAGCCTTCATGACACAAGTCAATGAAGCATGGCAAGGCAACATGGTGTTCCCTTCCGCCACCTTGACAAGTGCTTAATGCTTCTGTGATTCCATCTTGTGCAAATACCTGCGTATTTCTTCTGTAACCGTCCCTGTGACCTATTATTTGAATACTATCTTCTCTGTCTGCTCTTTCGACAGGAAATACTTCTGCGGAGCCTCTACCTCTAAGATGTCCGATAATGAAACACCTTTCTCTGTTCTGTGGCACTCCGAAATCTTTAGAATTGAGCACCTGCCATTCCGCATCATACCCCCCCTGCTCCATTTCAATGAGCAGTCTGGCGAAATCCCATCCTCCATTAACACTAAGCAAATTCTTAACGTTCTCAATGAAAAGGTAAGTGGGTCTATTTTCTTCTTCGAGTTGTCCGATAAGGTACATAACTCTGAAAAACAAACTTGAACGGTTCCCTTGAAATCCAAGCTGTTTTCCTGCAACGGAGATGTCCTGACATGGGAATCCGAAGCACCAGCAATCTGCTTTTGGAATGTCTCCGGCATACACCCTTCTAATGTCATTTGCATACCATTCGCCATTTCTGTATTCCTCCTTCAATATTTCTTTTTGCCGTTGTTTCAGTGGCATTTTGTCCAGGAACTCTCTCTGTTCCTGGGTGAGCAGGTGCATCGAGGTATAGCTTGCAGTCGCGAACTTGTCAAACTCGCAAAAGCCGACGCATTCATGCCCTGCTAATTCCATTCCTCTGCGGAACCCTCCGACTCCGGCAAAAAAATCAATGAATTTCATTTTTTCTTCCTCCACCTTCTTTCTGGCAAGCGTTCTCACCGTGTCTGCCTTTTCACCTTAAAAAGT